TCAATCGATACTTGATTAGACGTGTCAGTAGTAGTAAATGCTATTGGTAATACGGTTGCAGGTGGTGTAATAACTTGGGCTTCTGATATATATGCTCCTGATGTATGAGCTGAACTGGATGTACCATAAACACCTCGAGTAATACCTGTAAATGTAGTATCTGTTTTACCTGTATATGCAATAATCTCATTGCCAACAATAAGACCCCCAGCAGACAAAAACCCAGCTGTTGACACTACTGGAATAGGGGTTGTTGTACCATTACCTATATTTGCTGTCAGTGTAGTGTATCCATCCTGATGAAACGCACCATTAGGGAACTGAATTTGTGCTCCATAAGTTGTAGGTGAAAAAGGTATGAATCTAAATGATCTTCCTTCACTCAATGTAAATACAGGCGAACAAACTTATGCTGGTGGATTAGGATCACTTAAAACAGGTAATCCTATGTTAGATGCTTTAAAAAGTGTAGCTGCAGATCAAAATATTTCTTTATCTAGTATTGTTAAAGGAAGTGAAAAAGTTGAAGACACAGTAGAAAAAATAGATAAAGGAGGCTCAACAGAAATAGCAGAACTAACAAATTTATCAGAAGCAGATATCCCATCAGAAGCCGAAGTAAAGGCAGCTGCTGATAAATTAGCTGCAGCTGTTAAAAGTGGTGAAATTAGTCAAGAAGACTTCCAAGCTTTTTTACAAGCTGGAAGAGAAGAAGCTAAAGACGATATAGCTACTCTTAATGAAGCAGAAGGTGAACCATCCAAAGAAGAAATTAAAACTATGTTAAAGGATGATATTAAAGATCTTCAAAGAAAAAAAAGTGTATGGAAAATAGCAACAGCTTTAGGTATCTCACTAGCTGCTGCTGGATTAGTAACATTAGGTTTAGGATTTGTAGTAGATGCAGCAGCAGTAAATGCAGCCAAAGCCTTTCAAGTCGTTGGCATGGCCCCACAAGTTTTAATAGGATTAGGTGGTTTGGCTTCCGGTGCTGCTGCAGGAATAGCAAGTGCAAATAAAGTCTATCAAGCAAACCTGGGTATAGCTTCTAAAGAATATCAATTGAAGAAAATGGATAAAGAATTAACTGAAGCGTATTCTACAATTAAATCACTCCGTTCTGAACTTAACGAGATCAATCTTTTAAACGCTAAATTGCTTTATACAAACAAAATCTTCAAAGCTAAAAACTTAAACGAAAATCAAAAGGTAAAAGTATTAAGTTCATTTGACAAAGCTAAAAACGTAGGTGAAGTAAAAATGGTATATGAAACTTTAAATGAGGGAATTAAAGTTGCTAAAACTACTATTAAAGAAAACCTAGGTAGAGCTTCAAAATCAACTGTTACTCCTACCGCAAAACAACCAATCGTAGAGTCAAACGATGTATTTAAAAGAATGCAAAAATTGGCTGGATTAATTTAATTAACTAATTTAAAAACTTAAAAACAAAAACAAAAATGTCAAGTATTAATTCTCTTTTAGAAAGCTCAGCCAACGGATGGAGAAACATGCAGAGTGATGCTGCACGTATGGCTAGCAAATGGACTAAAACAGGTCTATTAGAAGGATTAGGAAGCGAAGTTGAAAAAAACAACATGGCTTTAATCCTCGAAAACCAAGCAAAACAACTTGTTGTTGAACAATCTTCTACAAACGTAGGTGGTGCTTCATTCAACGTAGGACAAGGTGAGCAATGGGCTGGTGTAGCTCTTCCATTGGTACGTAAAGTATTTGGTTCTTTATCAACTAAAGAATTCATGTCAGTACAACCAATGAACCTACCTTCAGGTCTTGTATTCTTCTTAGATTTCCAATATGGACAAGCAAATGGTAAAGTTGCTCCTTCTGGACAATTTGGTCCTGGTGGTGACACTTATGGTGCTACTTCATCTATGTACGGTAACACTAACCCAGGTGTAAATGCTGATGCTTCTCAAGGTTTATATGGTGCTGGTAGATTTGCTTATTCAATCAACCAATTCTCATCATCTGTAACCTCTACTACATCTCCTGCAACTTGGGCTGATGTTGATTACAACTCAGAATTATCTTCATCTATCGTTTCAGGTATCTTGTCTAAGGTTGTTATGACTGTAACTAACCCTATGCGTGTAGATTTTAGAGGTGTTCGTGCATTCGTTCCTGCTTCAGGTTCAGGTGCTATTTCTATAGGTGCTGTTTATGATCGTTTGTTACCACAGTATACTACTACTAACGGTACAAGTAGCGTAACTTTCATCATATCTGGTTCAACTAGTGCCATGACAAACCTACCTTCAGGTTCAGCTACAACTAACACATTATTCTACAACGTACAACCTGCTGATAATTTTAGAGGTGATTTTGAAGATAACTCAGGTGCTGGTTATCCAAATGCTGAGTCTACTGCAGCTGATGCATTAGCTATTCCGCAAATCAATATCCAAATGAAATCTGAAGCTATTGTTGCTAAAACAAGAAAATTGAAAGCACAATGGACACCAGAATTCGCTCAAGATTTGAACGCTTACCAATCTCTTGATGCTGAAGCTGAATTAACTTCAATCATGTCTGAATATATCGCTCTAGAAATTGATCTAGAAAACTTAGATATGTTGATCCAAGATGCTTCTGCATGGGATGAATATTGGTATGCTACAAACAACAGAGCATTGAATTCTGCTAAAACAGGATATGATGACCTAGGTTTCTTCAACACACAAGGTCAGTGGTTCCAAACTTTAGGAACTAAAATGCAGAAAGTTTCTAATAAAATTCACCAAAAGACATTACGTGGTGGTGCAAACTTCATCGTATGTTCTCCAACAGTTGCTACAATCCTTGAGTCAATCCCAGGATTTGCTTCAACTTCTGATGGTGATGTAACTAAAGCAAGCTACGCATTTGGTATCCAAAAATCAGGTAACTTGAACAACCGTTATACAGTATACAAAAACCCTTACATGACTGAAAACGTAATGTTGATGGGTTATAGAGGATCTCAATTCCTTGAAACAGGTGCTGTATTTGCTCCATATGTTCCACTTATCATGACTCCATTAGTGTACGATCCAGACACTTTCACACCAAGAAAAGGTCTATTGACTCGTTACGCTAAGAAAATGATCCGTCCTGAATTCTTCGGTCGTATCTTCGTTAATGATTTGAACACTCTATAAGAGTAACGGTCAACCGAAATAAAGAGCCTCGCTAACAAAGCGGGGCTTTTTTATTTTCCATTAGTATGTTAATATTTATTATCAAATATAGTTATATGAATGATTTTAATCGAACACCACAAGCACAAGAAGTTTTCAAAGAAAAAAGAAAACCAAAAGGACCAATTAAATTTAATGTTCAATTAAATGAGGAGCAAAAACGTGCAAAAGAACAGATTTTAGAAAATACTGTAACCATATTGCGTGGTAAAGCAGGATCTGGTAAATCGTTATTAGCAGCAAATGTTGCTTTAGATATGTTATTTAAAAAAGATATCGAAAAGATAATTATTACTAGACCTACCGTAGTAGCAGGACAAGATATTGGATTCCTCCCAGGAGATGTAAACGAAAAACTAGCCCCATTTACAGCTCCAGTATACGAGAACATGCATCGTTTATACAACAAAGAAAAAATTGAAAAATGTATACAAGAGGGTGAAATCGAAATTGTACCTGTATCGTTTATGCGAGGTAGAAACTTTACCAACTGTTTAGTTGTAGTAGATGAAGCACAAAATCTAACCGATAACCAAACTGAACTTTTACTTACACGTATATGTGATGGTAGCAAAATGATATTTTGTGGTGATGGCGCTCAAATCGATTTACGCGATAAAAAAACATCAGGTTTTGATGTTGTGTGTAAACATATGAAAGAGGTAAATGGTTTTGGTGTAATCACATTAGAAAAAAATCATAGACACCCAATAGTTGACGATATTCTTGAAGTTTACAAATCATTTAGAGGTTAGCCATATTTATAATAAAATAAATGGCTGCAGGAAGATACTCTTTTGTAATTGAACAAGGTGCTACAGTTAATTTTCAAATAGCTTATACAGACTCTACCGGAACCCCAGTTGACTTAACAGGATATCAAGCTAGAATGCAAATTAGACCTACCGTAGATTCAAGTACGATTTATATTACTTTATCATCTAGTTTAGATCCATGTGGAACTGGCTTAAATTTAAGTGGATCAAATTCAATAAACCCACCTACATCAGGAACAGTTGGAGTATACATTTCAGCAGCATCTTCTTCTCAACTTAATTTTACACAAGGTGTATACGATTTAGAACTTGCTACAGGAAGTGGAGCATGTTATGTTGTAACACGATTACTAGAAGGAGAAGTAAGATTATCTAAAAATGTAACTTTAGGAAGTTTCTAATGGCTAATACTGTAAATATTAACCAAAATAATAACAATGTATCCTTACAAGATAATAATAGACGAATTATTATCACGGATAACAATGCAGGTACTACAATAAATGTAACACAACCTGTTACGAGTATTGTTACAGTATCCGCTTTTGGACCACAAGGAGCACAAGGACCCGCAGGTACATCTGTAAATACAGGTTCATTTGTTTCAACTTCATCATTTAATGCATTTACAGGTTCATATAATACTGGATCATTTACTGGTTCATTTTATGGAAATTTAATAGGAACATCTTCATATGCTTTAACAGCATCATACGCCTTAAATGTCCCACAAACTGCATCATACTCTTTAACTGCATCATACGCTTTAACTGCAGATAGTGCTTCATATGCTTTAAATGCAAATAGTGCTTCATACGCTTTAACAGCATCATACGTTCAAAACGCGCAAACAGCTTCAAACATATTAGGTGGTAAAGCAACACATGTCCCGTTTTTTATAACAGATACATCACTAGCAACCAGTTCATTATACCAATCAGGCTCTTCAACTGTTATTATTAACCAAGATAATGCTACTTCTGCTAACCCAGAAGCATTATATGTTTTTCAACCTAGTCCAACATCTATTAATGTAATAAGTGGTAAAGGTAATTTAAATAATTATCTTCAACTTAATATCCAAAACACAAACCAAGGAACAAATGCTTCTTCAGATGTAGTAGCCACAGCAAATAATGGTAATGAAACTACCAATTATATTGATATGGGTATCAATAGTGAAAACTATAATAGTGGATTTGTTGGTGATGCAAACGATGCTTATTTATACTCTACTGGTAATCATTTACATATAGGAAACGTATCAAATTTCCCCGTACAGATATTTGCTGGGGGTGGTGATGTTAATATCCATAATAAACTTGAATTAAACCCCAATAACCAACACTTAATGTCAGGTTCATTGGATGTTAGTGGAAGTATTAAAGCATTTTCATTTACTGGTTCATTACAAGGTAATGCTACAACATCAACTACTGCAGATACAGCATCATATTCAACAACATTAGGTGCTAGTTTATCACAGCCTTCAAATAACCAAGTAAGATTATTAAATAGTGCTGGAGGTACTTTAAATACAATTACAGTTGACAACGTAGTTTCAGCATCACATGCAGATAATGCATCAACTGCTAATTATGCTGCAATAGCAGGAAATGGTGGTGTAACACAAATTACAGCAGGAGTAGGTGTTACTTTAATTCCATCAAATGGACAAGGTAATGTTACTGTAATAGCTACTGGTACTGGTGGTGTAACAATTATTTCTGGATCAATTGTAACAGGGTCATTTATAAACACTAATTCATATACCTTTAACCATAATTTAGGTATTAGAACACCTATTATAACAGTATTTGATTCAAATTACAATCAAATCATCCCAGAAAATATACAACTTGTAGATTCATCTAGTGCTGTTATTACATTTCCAACTCTAGAAAGTGGGTTTGCTATTGGATCAACAGGAGGTACAACAGGAACAGCATTATCTTCTTCATATGCTCTAATTGCAGAATATGCTAATACAGCTTCTTTTTACCAAGAAACAGACCCTGTTTATATAGCACAAAAACCTACATTAGCTACAACTGGTTCAAATACATTTAGAGGTACTCAAACGATATCAGGCTCAGTAACAATAACTGGATCATTAACTGTATTAGGTCCATCTACATTTAGTGGTAGTGTAACTTTAGTAAATGGAGCTACTGGTTCATTATCTGGAACATCATCATTTGCCGTAACATCATCATATGCGTTAAACACATTAAGTGCATCATACGCATTAAATGCACTAAGTGCTTCATATGCTCAAACCGCATCATATGCATTAAGTGCATTAAGCGCTTCATACGCCCAAACATCATCATATGCTATTAATATGATAATATCAGGTGGAATAGCTAGTGCAAGTTATATTGATTTTAATCTTAATCCTGGAGTAGCAGATGCTATTGGTAGATTAAAATTCGATAGTGGAGAAGGTACTTTGCAATTAGGTCTTGCAGGTGGTAATGTTATATTAAATGTAGGGGAAGATTTATTCCAATATGTTTATAATAGTACTGGGGCACCTTTAACAAAAGGCCAAGTAGTTTATATCTCAGGATCTCAAGGTAATAGAATTGCTGTCAAATTGGCCTCTGCCGCTGCTGAACAAGGTTCAGCTAATACTCTTGGGTTTGCTGCTGAAACAATAGCTGCTGGAGGTGAGGGTTGGATACAAACAGAAGGTAATTTAAGAAAATTAAATACAGTAGGATTAATAGGAGGTCAATTATTGTACTTAAGTACAACACCTGGAGCATATACTCAAACTATTCCAACTCCTCCAAATCATAGTGTTAGGTTAGGATATGCTGAAAGGATTGATAATACTCAAGGATCGATTTATATTAAGATAGACAATGGGTATGAAATAGGTGAATTGCATGATATAATAGATAATACAACAACAAGTTCATTTGGTGATCTATTAGTTAAGAGTGGTAGTGTTTGGACTAATTCAAAACAATTAACAGGTAGCTATTCAATAACAGGATCACTTACAATATCAGGTTCATCTACTTTTACTAACATAGGTCCTGCTAATTTTACTGGATCTGTAAATATAACTGGTTCAACTACACAAACTGGTAATAATGTATTAATTGGTACTACAACATTAAGTGGTAGTATTAATGTAAGTGGGTCACAAAATTTTAATGGATCATCATCCTTCTTCGGAAATCATATACTAAGTGGAAGTAATACTATTAGAGGAAATACTTTTATGTTTGGTAACATACAAGTAAGTGGATCTTCTAATTTTAATAATAGTGAATTTATAGTAACTGGTTCTACATCTGTCTTAGGTAATTTTAATGTAAGAGGCACATCTGTATTTTCAAATACAACATTTACTGTTACCGGATCTCAATATTTTACTGGATCGTCTTTTATAAACGGTAACCAATCTTTAGCAGGAAATTCAACAGTTACAGGTTCGTTAAATGTAATAGGAAATATTAATGTAATAAGTGGTTCATCTTTTACAAGATGGGGCAATAAATTATTCAATTATGGTCAATTCGCTCATACAGCATCCATCCCAGTAACAGCAAACGTATCAGCATCATTTATTTTACCATTAACCTATTTTAATGATGGTGTAAGTATAGTTAGTGGTAGTAGAATTACATTTGCAAATACCGGTTTATATAACATACAATACTCAGCAATAGCAAATCAGGGATCAGGAACACCTAATTTGCGTCTATGGTTTAAAAAAACAGGATCAAATATAGATAATTCTACTTCAACAGTACAATTACAAAATAATAGTCAAACAGCATTAACTTATAATTTTGCGTTTCCTTTTAGTGCAAGTGAATATGTTGAATTATGGTACCACTCAAGCACATCAAACACATCATTCCCATACGCAGCAGCAGGAAGTGGATTCCCAGCATCACCATCAATAATATTAACAGTAACACAGATAGCATAAAATGAGAATATTTCAACCTACAATAACAGGATCATTTACAGTATCGGGATCAGTTTATTTTCCTGCAATGGTAACATCTTCTGTTGCTGTTTCTAATGTTGTAGTATTTGGTGCAAATGGAGAATTATTTGTAACATCTTCTTCTGCAATTGGAGGTGGTGGAAGTGGAGCTGGATTCCCATATACTGGCAATGCTGTAATAACAGGATCGTTATTGGTTAGTGGAAGTGGGGTAACAGTAACTGGATCTTTAAATGCAAACAGTATTACTGGTAGTTTACATGGTACTGCTAGTTGGGCTAGCAATACTATTACTGCCCAAACAGCATCATATGCTACTAATTTTGTAATAGGTAGTACATTAGCATTAAATGGAACGTTAACCGATTCATCTACAATTAATTCAACAATAGTAGGATCAAATAATTTGTTTCAACAAGCAACTGGATCATTTACCTCAGCCCATGGAAAATATACGGTACATAAAGGAGCTAATTCAAGAGCAGGTGAATTTGTAACCTCGTGGAATGGTACAACAACATCATATTACGATAATTCAACAGTAGATATAGGCAACACAACAGATATAACGTTCCAATCTTCAATTGTAACTAGTCAAATCCAAATAAATTCAACAGCATTATCCTCAGGTTGGACAATAAAAATGTTGGTTACATATTTATAACAAAACCATTAGTTGGATAGGGAAAACTAATAAAATATGGCAAACGAATTTGTAGCCAAAAATGGCTTAATATCACAAAACAATTCTATTGTAACTGGTTCACTAACAGTAACAGGAGGAATCACTGGATCATTACAAGGAACAGCATCTTTTGCTGCAACCGCATCATATTTAAGTAATGCACCTTTAACATATATTCGAAGAAGTGATTATACATCTTCACTTGATCCAAACATAAACTACTTATATCTAGGAGAGGCAGCAAATGGCTCATCCGAATCTTCCAATGTTTGGGATATTTCAAGACTTTCCATATCCTCCTCAGGTGCAACTTTAACACAAACAACTTCAAGCGCAGCTTGGACAAACAGATATTCATACACATACTCATAAAGTTATGCCAATACAATCAACAAATCCAATAGTAGTAGATGGTATTGAATACCCATATTACACTGTAAATTTAGCAATTTCACCTTTAGTTAAAGAAACTGAAGTTGGTGCTAGTGTAGCAATGCGTTTAACCCCTTATCGAGAATTAGAGGGAGGACGCCCAGATGTATTGCAAGGACATGATCGTCCCGTAGTGTATTTGGATGTATTTGCTTCCGAGGACATGCCTGCGGAAACAGCTGCATATAATATATTAGGAACTATTCAACAATATATAACAGAAAAAGGATTGTAAGATGCCAAATAGATGGCCAATATCATCAGGTAACTGGAGTAATTCCGCAATATGGAGTGGTTCAATTATTCCTACTGCATCTGATGATGTATTTGCAAATGGGCAAACGGTTAATATAGATACAAATGTTACAATTTTAACACTACAAAATATAGCAACGGGAAGTGTTGTAGCTAATGGTACTTTTTACTTGAATAATAATGTCACAGTTACTGCAAACATCACAGTAGCAATATCCGGAATTTTAACTGATATAGTCCAAATTACTGGATCTAACTCAGCTACTATAATAGGAAATTTAACCGGCGGACAACGTAGAGCATTAACATTATCTGATGCATCAAGTATTAATATAATAGGAAATGTTACTGCAGGAGCAGGTGCGTCATTCCATGGAATATCCCACAACTCAACAGGAAATCTAATAATGTCGGGAAGTATTATTGGACCAACTAGTGCTCAATCATTTGGAATAGTGCAAATAAACACCGGTAATATATATGTAACCGGAAGTACATATAGTAGAACAACTGCAGCCTCCGGTGGCGGAATTAGTTCAACTAGTACGGGAAATATATATGTTAGAGGAAATGTTACCGGTTCATTTAATGCATCATCATACGGAATATCAAAAACAACAGCAGGAAATATTGAAGTAAATGGAAATTGTATATCATTAACAGGTTCTGCAATATTTTATAGTGCAAATAATATACTTAGTATTAATGGTATTATATCATCTAGTATAGCAGCACCTGGAATTCAATCAACAGGAACTACTGCAACTAATCTATTTACAGGCCCATTCTACAACACAGGTTCATTTAATGCAGTTTATGCATATCGTATGCAAATGTTAAGTACGTCCTCACAATGGACTTTTGACACAGAAACTGCAGGTGTTGTAAAAACATTATATACTTCAAATACATTACCCGGAGTACCTCAACAAACTGATGTACGACGAGGTGTAACATATAATTTTGGATTAACTGGCTCACTTGAAATGCCTGATCCAACAACAGTAAAAACAGGAGTTGCTGTAGACAACACAACAGGTTCTGCTATTTTAACCCCACAAGATATGTTTGATGTAGCAACTCAAACATTAACTGACTCAGGTAGTATAGGAAATTTATTAACCGGAGCTTCCACTGTACAAACAACGGGAGCTACCATATCATCATTTAAAGTGTAATTATGCCAAATAGATGGCCCATAGCAAACGGAAATTGGAGTAACGCTGCAATTTGGAGTGGATCATTAATACCCACAGATTCAGATGTAGTGTATTCTAATGGAAAAGTTGTTAATATCGATACTAATGTTTCATTTACTACATTACGAAATGATGCATCTGCTTCGGCCGTAGTTGCGGGAGGATTTTTTATACCAAATGATGGTATAACTATGATGGGTAATATATTAGGTAGTTATGGATTAGTAGCTAATAATGAATATGTTGTACGATGTACAGGGTCAAATTCATCTACTTTAATAGGAAATATTTCAACTGGTGGTAGTAACTACATGGTTGCTGTAAGTATGGCTAATGGTTCTTCATTTACAGTAACAGGCAGTGTCCAATGCAGTTCATTAGCACTTGGAGGAGGAACAGGTAATAGAGCTATATTAATGAACTCAACCGGATCTTTACTTATAACAGGCTCAGTTTCGTCTGGCGGGAACGGTAGTAGTTTAGGAACAATACATGCAACAGCAGCAGGCACTATACAAATTATAGGCAATGTTACATCATTAACTGGACCACTCCCGGGACCTGTTATTTTTGTTCAAGGAAACCCAAATATAACAATTCTAGGAGATGTTATTTCTAGCGTATCAATCCCTATTAATATTAACACGGGTACTTCTACATTAACTATAACAGGGAGTATTTATTCCGTAGGTACTACTGCTACTGTAATAATTAACATAGGCGGAACTTCATGTAATGTTAATATATCTGGGAGTATAATTTCTGGTCCAAATACAATAGCTTTACAGCATACTACTGCTGGTACTTCAAATTTAATAGGACCGATTTTTGCTTCATATACATTTCCTGGAGTAACATTTTCAAATGCATCTCATGTATTAAATGCAACAGGCCCTTTTTATAACAATAATAATAGAAATGCAGTAAATTCAATCAGTTTACAACTACTCTCAGGCTCAACTCCAACATGGACATTTGACACAGAAACATATGCAGAACAAAGAACCCTATATACACAAAATTACCCAGGCAATTTTCCATCTATCTCAAACGTAAGACAAGGAATAGTATTTGGAGACACAAACCAATTCACAGGAACAGTAGCAATACCTTCTACCGGTTCTGTACTTAAAGGAGTACCTGTAGATAACATAACAGGTTCTGCTTCATTTACAATACAAAATGTGTGGAGCACACCAACAAACAGTTTAACTGCTTCAAATAGTTTAGGAGCACGTTTAAGCAACACAGCAACAGTTGCATCAGACGGAATATTAATTGCATTAACAGGAAGTTTATAATATGGCAGCAAGATTCGCAGTAGCAAATGGTAATTGGAGTAATCCTGCAACTTGGGATATTGGAGCTGTACCGGTTGATGGGGATGGTGTACATACAAATGGTTTTAATGTTACTATCGATCAAAATATTAATGTACTTCGCCTTTCAAACCAATTAAGCCCTACATACCTCCCAGGAACTGCAACCCCAGTAATGACTTCAAATACAACTCCATCAGGGGTTGCTTTTGCTAGTAGTCAATTTTCATTAAACGAACCACCTTGGCTAGCTTTTGATCAATCAACAACTACAGCTTGGCGATCAGGAACAGCAAATAGCGGTTCTATAGGTTATCAATTTCCCACAGGAAAAATTATAAAACAATACGCTTTTATTTCGTGGAGTAATAATAATTTTAATCCCAGAAATTGGACTTTTGAAGGAAGTAATGATGGAGTAACATATACCATAATTGAAACAGTAACAGCATTTACAACAGTAGTTGACACATGGTATGTACGAAACGTTTCCGCGAATACTACATCATATGCTTACTACCGTATGAATATAACCGCAGTTCAATTAGCCGGCACTACCCCAATTGTTCGAGAACTTAATCTGTCAGAAAGTACTGGAAGTATATATGCTACTAGTACAAGTGGAAGTTTTATTTCTGGAGGAGACATACAAATTTCAGCCTCAGCACAATATGGTATTGAATCTAGTGGAGGAACAACTCCTGCAGGGTTAGCTTGTTTTATTATAACAGGCTCTCATTTTGTAGGTATTACTGGAAGTATATTAGGTCCTAATGCAGGTCTTTCAAACACTAGATATGGAGCAATAATCAGAAATGGTGGTACTGCTAGTATCATAGGAGATGTATTTGGAGCCAACGCCGGCGGAGGATCTACTGGTGTTTTTGGTTTATATATTATAACAGGAAGTGCATTTATTACTGGAAGTTTAAGATGTATAAATAATACTGGAAATACATCGGGACATCCTTTAGTAATAAATAATGGTACTGCATCAATATCTGGTACTTTACAAAGTGCAACAAACTGTTCTCCTATATCAATGTTAGCAGGAAATGCCCAAGTTAATTTTACTGGCAATGCTGTAATAAATGGTACAAGTACAAGCAACATGCAAATAGGAATAGCATCAAGTCAAATAGGAACCTTAAATTATAACGGATCCGTTATTGGAAACAATAATGCCGGTATAGGTATAGCAGGTAATGCTACTGTTAATATAACAGGTAGTGTTTTAACAATCGGAACAGCTGCAGGAATTGCCTCAACAGTTGCTAGTACAATAAACGTTAATGGCCCAATTACAGCAAATAACAGCGCCCCAGGCCTATCATCAACCTCAACTGCAGCAACAGTACGTGTTACAGGACCATTAATTGCATCTCAAAACAACATTAATCCTATTTTTTCACCACGCATACAACTTATATCAAATTCAACACCAACATACACACTAGAAACAGATACATTTCCTAGAGAAGTTACATTTTACGATACGTCATTTACTTCTAGTTTACCCGCACAAACCAATGTTAGAAGCGGAAGTTTATATGGTGGTTCAAACGAATTTTCTGGTTCAATGGTAGTACCTTCAACAGGTTCTGTTCGTTACGGAGTACCCGTGGATAACACAACAGGTTCTGCTACATTAACACCGCAAGACATTTTAACGTATGCAGTATCAAGTTTAACAGGTTCCAATTCAATTGGAGCTCGTTTACAAAATATAGCAACAGTACAAACCACAGCAGCAACTATTGCTGCTTTTAAAGGAAAATAACGCATGCCAAATAGATGGCCCATAAATTCGGGAAGTTGGAGTGATTCTGCAATATGGAGCGGTAGCATAATACCTACCGCATCAGATGACGTATTTTTAAATAATCAAGTTGTTACTTTAGATCAAAACATTACAGTTACTAGTATACAAACTGCAGCAACTGGAAGTGCGATTGCTGGCGGTAGAATTGAAATATATAATAATTTTAACATATCAGCTAGCTTAATTAGAAATACAACACAACCAACCACACTTATATTAAATTATGGTACCGGTAGTATTACAATTACATCTCAACTTAATTCAAGTAGCGGAAATGAAGATTTTGTTTTAAATAACGTAAATAATGGAACTGTTAATATAGTAGGTAGTGTTTTTGGTAGAACAGGTCAAGGTGGAACATCTCCATTTGGGGTAATATTAAATTCAAAAAATGGAATTATTAATATAATAGGAAATATCAGACATGATGTTAATGGCGCTGGAGGTGGATGCACTGCAGTATATAATTTGCTAAATGGCGTTGTTAATATAACAGGTAATGTATTAGCAGGAAGTTCAAATGGTGCAGGTACTGTAACCGCAATTTCAAACGTTTCAACAGGTATAATAAATGTAACAGGAAACATTATAGGGGGTACCACCACCGGCGGAATCAGCTCCCAAGCAATTGCTAATGGTTCTATAGGACAAGTAAATGTAACCGGAAATGTAACATCAAATCTATGGCCTGCTATAACATCGACCACAGCAGGTATCATAAATGTAATAGGACAACTAGCAGCATCAACAGCATCCAACGCAGTATCATCAACATCAACCACAGCAACCAACATATTCTCCGGACCATTCATCAACTCAGGTTCCCGAAATGCAATATATTGTTATAACGTACGATTATATGATGATGTAACAACCCGTTACACAATTGGAGTATCTGGCTCAAACAATACAATTACTTTATATTCACCTGACCAAGTCACCGGAGTTCCATCTGGTTCTAACGTTAGAGCAGGTGTAATTTATGGACCTGGAAATGAATTAACCGGTTCAATGCAAGTACCACATCCAAATTCCGTTTCATGGGGAGTACCGGTAGATAATACATCCGGATCAGCTTTAACGAAACCAGAAGACTTATGGAATTTTGCTTTAACTTCATTAACAGCATCCAATTCAATAGGACAAAGACTAGCTTCAACTGCAACATCAGCTTCTAATGCTGCTATTGTAAGTTCATTCTCTAGTTAATATTTATAACAAAATATTTAAATGGCAAATATCCCTATCTGGCCCGGTTCAAGTAGTTTCTTTCCTGGCGACACACCTTTTGGCTTCTATGACAATGAATATCAATTTCAACAAGATGCTGATAAATTTGCACGATTTGCAGCGCAACGTTTAGGATATCCATTAGTAGAAATTGAATTACAAGATATAAACTTTTATACTGCTTTAGAGGATGCCATAACAACTTATGGAAATGAAGTATATGCTTACCAAGTAGCAGATAATTTATTAACTTTCCAAGGGAATCCATTAACAATTACAGCCCCAAACAATCAACTTGTCCAAGAAACATTATCTAATGTTGTATTACTTTCAAATCAATATGGAACAGAAGCAGGCGTAGGAGGTAAAGTAACTTACTATTCAGGTTCAATTGAACTTACTCCAAATCAACAAAATTACGATATGAGTGCTTGGGCGATTTCACAAAGTATTTTAGGTGGAATTGAAATCAGACGTATCCATTACGAATCACCCCCAGCAATTACAAGATATTTTGATCCATATGCTGGAACTGGTGTAGGGATGATGCAGATGTTAGATTCATTTGGGTGGGGATCGTACTCACCAGCTATTAACTTTATGTTAATGCCGATAAATTACGATTTACAAAAAATACAAGCAATTGAATTAAATGACCAAGTTAGAAAATCACAATATTCATTTGAACTTGTTAACAACCAATTAAAATTATTTCCAATTCCACGTAACTCACATAAACTTTGGTTTCAATACGTTAAATTAGATGAAACTAGACAACCATATGCTGGTATAAGTGGTAGTGTGATAACAAATGTTGCAGACGTTCCATATGAAAATCCAACTTACACTACTATAAATTCAATTGGTCGTTCTTGGATATTTGAATATGCTTTAGCAATTTCAAAAGAAATCCTAGGATACATTAGAGGAAAATATTCTACTATTCCAATTCCTGGATCTGAAGTAACTTTAAACCAATCTGATTTAATATCAGCAGCAACAACAGAAAAACAAGCGTTAATTGAACGTTTAAGAGCATATTTAGATACAACTTCACGTAAAGCTTTACTTGAAAAGAAAGCACTTGAAGCAGAAAGCCAACAAAAGACAATTAACTATGTACCAATGACAATTTTTATAGGATAAAATGGCACTATTTGGCTCAGCACGTGATGTTTCATTATTTAGACACCTTAATAGAGAATTGTTATGGGATGTTATTACACAACAATGTGTATTTTACCAACTTAAAACAGCAGAAACAAAAGTAAACATCTATGGTGAAGCAGCTGGTGCAAGATTATACGCTGAACCTGTTCTATTAAACGTGTTAATTGAAAGAGGAGATGCCTCTCAACCAGTTAGCGAATTTGGTGTATCCTATGACAGACCAATGACATTTAGATTTTTACGTGATGATTTAGTGGATGCTAGCGTATTACCTGAATCTGGAGACATTATAATGTGGTATGAATCATATTGGGAAATTAATAATGTAAACAATAACCAGCTTATAGTTGGAAAAGACCCACTTTACCCATACAATACAAATCCATTAAACCCAGGTTTGGAAAATTTTGGTGCAGATTGGTCTATTATTTGTACAGCAAATTATGTTCCTGCAGATAAAGTTCAAATAACAAGAGAAAGATTGTAATATGCCTAGAACTAGAAAACCCAATCCAAAATCTCAAAAACAGATCTCAAATGAGCAGATAGAACCATATGTGTTCCCTGAAACCGGGGAATCTTATGGTAATCCAAACATTCCATCTAATTTTGACCAATTTACAGCAAACGAACAAAACGGAGTTGGATTTAATCGTTCTGAACAACTTTCATTTAAAGAAGATACAACCAAACCTTTCTCACTTGGGTTTGAAGATATAGACGAGGCTATTCACTATTATTTTACCCAAGTAATTAAACCTTCAGTTATACAAAATAGTGTAAGGTTAGCTGTACCTGTAATTTATGGTTCACCTGAGCGATGGAAATCAACCCAAAAAGACGGATATTACAAAGATAAGAATGGTGCAATTATGGCTCCACTTATTATGTTTAAACGTGATAGTATAGATAAGAACCGTTCTTTGGGAAATAAAATGGATGCAAATACTCCAAATTTATATACATCTTGGAAAAAAATATACAACACAAAAAATGCATATTCAAACTTTGATGTATTAAATAATCGCATTCCAGTAGAACAATTTATAGTTAATGTTATCCCAGATTATGTTACATTATCATATTCTTGTGCCATACAAACCTATTATGTATCTCAATTAAATAAAATAGTTGAAGCAATAAATTACGCTTCAGACACATATTGGGGAGAAAAAGATCGTTTTAAATTTTATGCTACAATTAGTTCATTTGATACCCCAATTGAAATTACAGATAATACAAATAGAATAGCAAAAGCAACATTTACATTAACTATTAAAGGATATGTTGTACCTGATAATATTCAAAAACAACTAGTAGCTATTAAAAAATACAATAGTAAAGCTCAAGTTATAATTGGAATAGAAACAACTAACAATTTAAATAACCAATAATTTATAAAAATGGCAAAAGCAAAATTACAATCAGCAGTTTCATTTGTAAGAAAACCACGTAAAAAACGTCCGGGAGTTCATTCAAAATCAAAAACAAGTAAAAATAAAACTAGTAAAAACTATACTAAATCTTATATAGCACAAGGTAAATAAAACTTGATAGTATAAAATACTTATATTATATTAGCACAATAAAACTCAATAAATTATGTCAATAGTTACAGAAAAACAGTTTTTAACCGAAGAAGAGTTACAAACATTAAAAAACATTCAACAACAAACTCAAGCTATAGTATTAGAGTTAGGTGAAATTGAAATGGTCAAAATCCAAATTGAAAATCGTTACAATAACGCAAAACAATTTTTATCTGATCTTTCTCAACAAGAACAAAATTTCACCCAATCCGTATTTGAAAAATATGGAAAATCTAGTGTCAACCCAGAAACTGGTGAAATTACTAAAGTAGGTTAATCTAGAATAGATTACACCATATTTATAATAAAATAATTTATATCAAATGGCAGAAACAATTGTCTCACCTGGTGTACTAGCAATAGAAAACGATCAATCATTCATTACAGAAGGCCCTATACAAGCAGGTGCTGCTATTATTGGTCCAACAGTTAAAGGTAAAGTAGGAATTCCTGTATTATGTACAACATACAGTGATTATTTAAATAAATTTGGTTCTACATTTTTAAGTGGAAGCCAAACCTACTCATACTTAACATCAATTTCAGCTTACAACTATTTTAATAATGGTGGTAATACATTACTTGTAACTCGAGTAGTAAGCGGAACATTTTCTCCTGCAACATCTTCGGTTATCCCATCATCTGTAGCAGCTACATCAGCCTCAGCTACATTAAATTTAACTAGTGCTGCAACTACAGCATTTTCTGCCTCTATTAATGGGATAAATGTTTTACTTTCAGGGTCATCTGCTCTAGATGCATTCAATAATGCTACCGCTTCAATTAATGGTAATACTACTATAAATTCAACAGCTTCATATTCTGCTCCTAACTTGGTTTTAACTGCATTAAACTCAAATGGACTTATTGGAAATTCATATTACTATACCTCTGGAAGTACTACAGTATATTATAGTGGAGGAACTAATACTGAAGTATTTGTTCTAGAAACTTTATCTGAAGGTGAAATGATGAATAGTTCAGGTTCTTTATATGCCGATGGAACTTTACAAAATGGAACAGCAGATAATTTAAGATGGCAAATTGTTTCACCAAACGTAAATAACGGAACATTTACTTTACTTATTCGTCAAGGAAATGATTCAACAAACTCTCCATCTATTTTAGAAACATGGTCAAATCTTTCACTAGATCCATTTTCTTCAAATTATATTGAAAGAGTAATTGGAAATCAAGTTGAATCTGTTCAACAAGATAATGGAGAATATTATGTTCAATTGAGTGGTGAATATAGAAACCAATCTAGATATGTTCGTGTTAAACAAGTAAATTTAACCACTCCAAATTATTTTGATAACACAGGAAATCCAAAATCACAATTTACAGGTTCGTTACCTACATCATCTTTAGGTGTATTTAATGGAGCTCAAGGAAAAAATCTTCCAACTGGAGTAGCAGGCGCATATTACGAAAATATTTCAAATACAAATATTCAAGGTCTCTCAGCTGCTGCTTATGTAGAATCTATTTCTTTACTAGCAAATAGAGATGCTTACAAATATAATTTAATTACAGCACCTGGTTTAATTGCAGACGGAACTAATTATCCTGCTCATGTTTCTGTTACAACACAACTATTAAATGTAGTACAAGGTAGAGGAGATTCAATGACTATATTAGATTTAGTAGGATATAATTCTCCAATCATTCCTGTAACAACAAATGCTCTAACATATGATACTTCATATGCTGCTGCTTATTGGCCTTGGGTTCAAACAATTGACCCAGATTCAGGACGTCAAGTTTGGGTACCTGCCTCAACTATGATTCCTGGAGTATATGCATTTAATGACAATGCAGCAGAACCTTGGTTTGCTCCTGCTGGAATTAATCGTGGAGTAATGTCTACTGTTTTAAGAGCAGAACGTAACTTAACTCAAGGAAATAGAGATTTACTTTACGAAAGTAATGTCAATTCAATTGCAACATTTCCTAACGTAGGTGTTGTAGTATTTGGACAAAAAACATTACAAAAGAAAAAAAGTGCACTTGATCGCGTTAATGTAAGAAGATTACTTATTGAATTAAAAAACTATATTTCACAAGTAGCAGATACTTTAGTATTTGAACAAAATACCGTAACAACAAGAAATAATTTCTTAGCCCAAGTCAATCCATATTTGGCATCCGTTCAACAAAGACAAGGTTTAACAGCATTTAGAGTAGTAATGGACGAGTCAAATAACACTCCAACTACAATAGATAATAATCAATTAATAGGCCAAATCTATTTACAACCTACTAGAACCGTAGAATTTATTATATTAGACTTTAATATCTTACCTACTGGTGCAACATTCCCAGCTTAATCTGGATTTTAAAAAGAAATTTAATATTTATAATAAAAAAATAAAATGGCAAAATTTACAGTTTCCCCTGGAGTAGCAATTAGTGAAATAGATAACACGTTTTTAACCGGCCAACCTGTACAAGCGGGTGCAGCTATTATAGGCCCAACAGTAAAAGGTCCTGTAGAAACACCAACATTAGTAACTTCATATTCTGATTTCAATTCAATATTTGGAGATACTTTTATTAGTGGAGGAAATTCATATTCTTATTTAACTTCAATTGCCGCTTACAATTATTTTAATTACGGAGGTACTTCATTATTGGTAGCTCGTGTTGCATCTGGATCTTATACAACAGCAACAAGTACTACTGTATCAAATGGTTTGACCCAAACCCCAGGAGCGGTAGCTTCAGCTTCATTTAATGCTTCTTTATCTATTACCGGATCTGCAACAGGGTCTTGGATAGGTATAAGAATAGAAATCCCTGGAGTAAATGATTATTATGTTGTTCCTAACAATTATTCGAATAATTTCTTCAATAATCTTGCAGATACATATTATTCTTCTAGTGGTGCCGCTACTAATGATAATACAGATAACTACATGGCTGTTATTGTATCTACAATTAATAACCCAGCAACTGATTTTCCTGGTGCAGGATTAACAGCTTCATATAACTCAGGAACAGATGTATTTACTTTATCCGCAATTAATGCTGGGAATTCTTTAAATGGTGTAAATATTTATAAAGATGCTTTTTCTGGTGGTATAGGTACATTAGTTGCTACATTAGCTGGTGGTACTGCAAACATATCAGCAAATTCTCTTACTTTAAAAACAATTTCTGAAGGGATTATTATGAACAATTCAGGATCTGAAACATCAGGTGCTTTAGTTTCAGGTTCAGCAGATAATGTAAGATGGGAAATTACCAACTCAAATACAGGATCAGGTACATTTAACGTATTAGTTAGAAGAGGAAACGATAATAATGTAAATAAAGTTATTCTTGAATCATTTAATGGAGTTAATTTAGATCCTAATTCACCAAAATTTATTAGTAAAGTAATAGGTGACCAAACACTTACTTACAATTCTACTACAAACCAAATGGAATTGTCAGGTACATATCCAAATAATTCAAGATACATTCGTGTTGGAACTCTTAATTATTTAACTCCAAACTATCTTGATGGAAATGGCCAACCAGTATCAGCTTATACTGCATCTATTCCATTAAATGGAAGTGGTTCATTTGGTGGTGCTACAGGAACATTAAACTCAACAATTAATTTATATGATGCTATTTCAACAAACACACAAGGTTTAGCAGGTAGTGATTATAACGATATGATTGCATTGCTTGGAAATCAAGATGCATATCAATTCAATGTATTATTTACTCCTGGATTGTTAGATGATACTCATACAGCTCAAGTTACTAACATCATTACAAATACAACTTCAAGAGGAGATAATTTATATGTAATGGATTTAGTTAGTTACAATAGTACAGTAACAGATGCAACTACACAAGCACAATCAAGAGATACTTCATATGCCGCAACATATTGGCCTTGGGTTCGTATTATTGATCCAGCAACAGGAAAACACGTATGGGTTCCAGCTTCAACTGTAATACCAGGTGTATATGCATTCAACGATAAAGTAGCTGCTCCTTGGTTTGCTCCAGCAGGTATTAACAGAGGTGGATTAAACACAGTGTTACAAGCACAATATAAATTGTCTCAAGCAAATAAAGATACATTATACGATAACAATGTTAACCCATTAGCTACATTACCTAAACAAGGTGTAGTAGTATTTGGACAGAAAACATTACAAAAAGAAGCATCTGCTTTAGATAGAGTAAATGTTAGACGTTTGATGATTGAGTTAAAAAGCTATATCCGCCAAATTGCAGATACTATTGTATTCGAACAAAATACTAATGCTACTAGAAATTCATTTATTGCTCAAGTTACTCCATATTTACAAATTATCCAACAAAAACAAGGTTTATACGCGTTTAAAGTAGTAATGGATGATTCAAATAATGGACCAGCAGTAATAGATCAAAATCAATTAATTGGACAAATTTATGTTCAACCAACACGCACAGCTGAATTTATTTCTCTAGATTTTATCTTATTACCAACTGGAGCAGAATTCCCAGCATAAGAACTTAAAGACGGAATATTTATAATAAAACAAAATTAAAATAAAAACAAAATGGCAATTTTAAATCCGAACGAAATTTTCTACACAGCGTTTGAACCTAGACTAACAAACCGCTTTATACTTTATATGGATGGTATTCCATCATATTTAGTAAAAGGAATGTCTGCAATTTCATTATCTCAAACGGCAGTTGCCCTTAACCATATCAACGTTCAACGTTATGTAAAAGGAAAAACCATTTGGGGTACAATTACTTTTACACTATTTGAAGCGATTACTCCTGCAGGTTCACAAACCGTAATGGAATGGGTTCGTTTAGGACACGAATCAGTAACAGGTAGAGATGGTTACTCTGATTTCTATAAAAAAGATATTACATTTAATGGTTTAGGTCCAGTAGGTGATATCGTTAACGAATGGGTAATTAAAGGAGCTGTTATTACAAGTGTTAACTTTGGAGACTATAACTGGGATGATGATGGTACAGCTGTAAATATTACAATTGAAGTACAACCAGATTATTGTATCTTGAACTACTAATTTAAAATTAGTATATACCGTATATGAGCTCCAATTTATTGGAGCTTTTTTACTTTTCCTTGGAATACTGAATTTTTGTTATCATATTTATAATCATGAAACTAATTAATGTTATATTATTTGTTTTTATAGTTTATTTTGGTTATAGCCAATGTAATGGAACCCAATCTTTTACATTAACACCACCCCCAGTAGCAGGAACATATTCCCCAGGACAAGTAGTAACAATGTGTTATACAATGAATGGATACACACAAGCTGGAACTAATTGGATAGAAGGATTTGATTTAACTTTAGGACCTGGTTGGGCTTCTGCTACACCTCAAAGTGCGCCTGCAAACTGTGGAGGTAATGCTACTGGAGGGCAATGGGTATGGATGAATTCAGTCACTTCAACAACTACACCTATTACAACTGTAGGACCTGGATATTTCTTTGATCTTGGAGTAGATGGAAACCCAGGAAATGATTTTGGAGACGCGGGATCATGTGTTTGGACATTTTGTGTTACTTTAACTGTTGCAAATATTTGTACCCCTCAAAATTTACTTTTACAAGTAACTGCAGGATCAGATGGAGTGTGGGGTAGTTATGCAAGTAGTACATGCGATGCAGTTACACCATTTACAGTATTTAACGGAACAATAAACATAACTCCTATTACATTAGGACCTATTAATCACAATTAAAATTAAATCTATGAAAAAATTATTTACCTTTTTATTTTTAACATTTACTGGAATTTCTTTTTCCCAATTAGTAACAACTAACCCTGATACTGTTTGTTATCAAACAACAGCATTATCAATTTATCAAATCCCTTCTGTTGGAACAGGAACATATACTTGGACAATACCTGCATGTGCTACATTAGTTTCAGGACAAGGTACAAATTCAATCCAAGTAAATTGGTCAGCTTGCCCTCCAGGATTAATTAATAATGCAATTTCGGTTGCATATACTAGCCCTTCAGGTTGTCCTGCTACACCAGTAACACTTAACGTATTAATATACCAAGTAATTCCTACAATAACACCAATCGGACCATTTTGTGCTGGAGATCCTTGTGTAACATTAGCAGCAACCCCAACAGGTGGTACATGGTCAGGTACAGGAGTAACAGGTAATCAATTCTGTCCTGGAGTAAGCAATTCGTTAATTACTTACACATACACAAATAGTGGATGTACATTTACAGCACAAACAGGTGCCCAAGTTAACCCATCCCCAGTATTATCTCCAATTCAACATAATTAATGAGGTATTTAATATTCATATTATTTCCTTTTCTTTGTTTATCTCAACAAACTATAGAGATATGTAATGATTTTAAAACATTTACATATTCAACTTCGGCTACCGAAAATGGAAACGTAGAATGGGAAGTAAATGGATTATATTACTATGGAAATGAAATTACTTTAACGTGGGATGAAGCAGGAGTATATGAAATCACCGCAATTGCTACATCTAATAATTGTCCTAGTTTACCTCAAACATATACAGTAACAGTTATTGAATGTGATCCATTAATTTATTGGGTACCTAACTGTTTTACCCCAGATGGAAATGAATTTAATCAATTGTGGGGACCTACATTTACAAGTGGATATTCAATTGATCATTTTGAATTATTTATTTTAAATAGATGGGGAAATTTAATTTGGCAATCACATGACCCTGCCGCTAAGTGGGATGGAACATATAGAGGAAAAAAAGTATTAGATGGTGTTTATACTTGGATAGTAAAATTTGATCTACTTAATACAGATGAAAAAAGAATAGATCACGGACATGTAACAATAATTAGATAGTACAATATTTATAACATATGAAATTAACTGCTTTACGTACATTAGTAAAAGAAGAACTTAAAAGATCTTTAAACGAAGAATACCAAGATAAATTTAAAATGGTGGGGATGCTGATTTCAAACATTGAACAACGCCCCCAAAAAGAAATTTACTCAGATATCCGTTCAATTACAGGAATTTCAGTAATTTCTTCAAAAGAACCACTTGAATACAGTGAACAAGACACAACTAAATTTCAATCAATATTAACAGTTAAAGTAGATGGATACCCATTTATTACAAAAGGTGGGTTTAGTAGAGATAAAATGGCAGAAATAGCCGCTCAAGTCAGAAAAGTACCAGGAGTTATATCTTTTAATTTTAATCCTGATAATGTTTCTGCTCTTTAATATATGTATATAAGACAATTAAGTTATAACAAATAAAAATTATGGAAGAAAAATTTAGTTTACCGGTTGAGGAAATCGAATTGCCATCAAAAGGCTTACTTTACCCTGAAAATTCTGAACTAGCAAAAGGTACTATCAAAATGAAGTATATGACTGCTAAAGAAGAAGATATCTTAACTAACTCTTCATATATCCAAAAGGGTACAGTTTTAGATAAATTAATGCAATCTTTAATTGTATCTAAAATCAACTATGATGATCTATTAGTTGCTGACAGAGATGCACTATTGATTGCTGCACGTATTTTAGGATATGGAAGTGATTATTCGTTTAGCTATGCAGATCAACCTGTTACAGTGGATTTAGCTGAGTTAGAAACGAAATACTTAGATGAAGCAGGAATTGAACCGGGTGTAAACGAGTTTCAGTATGTAGTCCCAACTACAGGTGCTAAGTTAACCTTTAAACTACTTACAGTAGGAGATGAAAAACTAATCGAAAAAGACCTAGCAGGATTTAAAAAGATTAACGCTCAAGCATCCCCAGAACTTTCAACAAGGCTGAAATCAATCATTACTTCGGTAAATGGAGACGTTTCAAAAGCGACGGTGCGTGATTTTGTAGACAATCATTTTTTAGCACGTGATTCAAGAGCATTCAGAAAACATCTAAAAGAAATAACTCCAGGAGTTGAACTTAAATTTGATGTAGAAGTTAATGGATACACAGAGGAGGGTGTA